TGAAGAACAATATTGGTAACACATATTATGTTTGGGGACTTGGCGATTATGATTCAGATCTTTCTTACATGAAAGACCACATGGTTGTATATCGTAAGTTCGATCGTGAAGATGATTTACTTATTAATTTTATTACACACTGGTCATCTCAACAATATTGTCCAGATGTTGTAACAGGTTGGAACAGTCGATTCTTCGATATTCCATACCTTGTCAATCGTATTAATCGTATGCTTGGCGAAAGCTATGTCAAAAGACTCAGTCCCTGGGGATTGGTTGACAGACAAGAAATAACAAAGATGGGTAGAACACAAACTGCTTACGAGCTTAAAGGTATATCTCAACTTGATTACCTAGACTTATTCAAGAAGTTTGGCTACTCTTATGGTCCACAAGAATCGTATAAACTCGATCATATTGCGCACGTAGTTCTTGGAGAAAAGAAACTCTCATACGAAGAATACTCTAACCTACATACTCTTTACAAACACAATCATCAAAAGTTTATTGATTATAATATCAAAGACGTTGAGCTCGTAGATCGTATCGAAGATAAGCTTGGATTGATTACTCTCTGTATGACAATGGCATATAAGGGTGGAGTTAATTACAATGATACGTTTGGTACTACTCTTATATGGGATACGATCATATATCGTAAGCTCTTTCAAAACAATATTGTTGTACCATTTATCGAAGATAAAGTCAAATCAGATTATCCAGGTGGTTTCGTAAAAGATCCACATGTAGGAATACACGATAATATCGTATCATTCGATCTTAACTCGCTTTATCCTTCTATTATTATGCAATACAATATGTCTCCAGAGACAATCGCAAATGGAGAGATTACTCAATTCGATATTGAAGATGTACTTGCAAAAGGTTCAAGACCAGATAAACATGGCAAAGCTCTTGCTGCAAATGGTCAATACTTTAATATTGATAAGCCTGGTATTGTTCCATTCATTATCGATGAGATGTATAAAGAACGTGTAGAAATCAAACAAGAAATGATCAATGCTCAAAAAGAGTTACAGAAGGTCGATAAAGAAGATAAGCAAGAAATGTATCGTATAGAACGAGATATTGCAATTGCTGAAAACAGACAAATGTCGATTAAGATTCTTCTTAACTCTCTTTATGGCGCAATGGGTAATCGTTACTTTAGATTCTTTGACCAAAGAATTGCAGAAGCTATTACACTTACTGGACAGTTAACTATTCGTTGGGCTGAATACGCTCTTAATACTTATCTTAACAAAGCTTTAAAAAATACAACGTGGAAAGACTATATTGTTGCAATCGATACTGATTCGCTTTATGTATCTCTTGACGATGTAGTAACAAAACTTAATCCTAAGAGTCCAATTGACTTTATGGATAAACTCAGTCAAGAAGCTCTTGAACCAGCTCTTGAATCTGCATACGCAGATCTTTATAACATGCTTGGTGGTGTAGATAATCGTATGGTCATGAAACGTGAAGCAATCGCTGATCGTGCTCTTTGGACTGCAAAGAAACGTTATATAATGAATGTACATGACAACGAAGGAGTAAGATACGCTGAACCAAAACTCAAAATCATGGGTATTGAAGCTATCAAATCTTCTACACCAGCTCCATGTCGTCAAGCGCTTAAAGAAATCTTCCATGTTATTATGAAAGAAGATGAAAAGTCAGTACAAGAAGCGATTGAGCAATTCAAAAATCATTTCAAAACTCTTGACCCTGACCAAATCGCGTTTCCTCGCGGAGTAACTCAAGTCAAGAAGTGGCAGGATAGGAACAACCTCTATAAAAAAGGTACACCTATTCATGTTCGTGGTTCTATACTCTATAACAAGCTTGTAGAAGATATGTCACTTAAAAAGAAATACGAACAAATCAAAGCAGGCGAAAAGATTAAATTCTTGTATCTTCGTCAGCCCAATTCAATTCATGAAAATGTTATCTCATTCTCAGACTATTTACCAGAAGAGTTTGGCTTAAGAAAATATATCGATCATGAACTACAATTTCAAAAGACATTTCTCGATCCGATTGAACCGATCTTGGACGCTGTCGGTTGGACATCAAAAGAAGTAGCAAGCTTAGAGGACTTCTTTGGCTAAAATAAATAAAATAAACCTTTACATTATGCCTAAACTATGGTATAATAGATATACAAATGGAGAAAAATATGAAACTAATTAGACTATCCTCAGGAGAGGAAGTAGTTGGAACAGTCGTAGAAAATGGCGATTCAATTACTATCAAAGATGGCTATTCACTTATACCTGCAGGCGAAGGCAAAATTGGCTTTATGCCTTTTATGGCTTATACCAAAGCAAGTGAAGGAATAGAAATCAAAAACGAATTCGTTATGTTTGTTGTAGAACCTGTTGAACAATTACAAGAGCAGGTAAGAGCAATGTCAAGCGATATTATCACACCACCTAAACAAGGAATTATTACTAATGTCTAAGAACTGGGTACAAGATATAGAAGACATGCATGTCAAATATGGTACAAAAGACTGGGTTGAAACAAATCGCAACGATCCAGAAAAACTACGTAGCTACTTAGAATTCAGAATTAAGTTTATAAGAGAAGAACTTATGGAAACTGAAGCAGCCTTTACTCATTACGATTCAGAAGAAATCGTTGATGGTCTTATTGACATATGTGTTGTAGCAATTGGAACACTCGATGCGTTTGGTGTTGATGCTTACAAAGCATGGGATGAAGTATTAAAGGCAAATCTATCTAAAGAAATTGGTGTAAAAGAGTCAAGGCCTAATCCACTTGGATTGCCAGACTTAGTAAAGCCAGAAGGTTGGGAGGCTCCTTCTCACGAAGGAAATCATGGTAAGTTTAACGATATTCGATAGTATATACGATAACAAAACAGATAAGCGTATGGACTATACAAGCTTCGACGAGTTCGAAACTATTCTCTATAAGCTATCTGAGTCGACTAAGTATCCAACAAAGAAAGATGCTCCTCTCTTGAGTCCAGCAATCTATCAACCACACACCACTCGAGCTAATGACAATGTTACAGGTTGGGGTGGCTTTGGTATTCTTGATATCGATGACTATGAAGGCGATATGAAAGATATTGAATCTAAGTATGATAAGTATCGTTATGTATGTTACTCAACAGCTTCATCTACAATAGAAAATCCAAAGTTTCGATTAGTCTTTCCATTAACTACAAGCGTTGATAAAGAAGACATTAAGCATTTTTGGTATGCTTTAAACAAAGAGATTGGCGATATCGCTGATGCTCAAACCAAAGACTTAAGCAGAATGTATTATGTACCTGCTAAATATAAAAACAGTTTTAACTTTATATTCTCTCATGATGGTGATACTATGAATCCACATGACTTAATGAAAAAATATCCATATGTTAAACCTAATCAAACTATGTTCGATCGTTTTCCAGAAGCAATACAAAAGGCTCTACTTGAAAGAAAAAGAAACGAATTAAACAATACTAATTATACATGGACGTCATATCAAGATTGTCCATTTGTCAACAAAAGACAAGTTGATGAATATAAGACTATAACCGGAACTGGTTGGTACGCAAAGATGTATCAAATCATGTTAACTACTGCTGGTAATGCTATGAGCAAAGGTTATCCTATTACACCAAAAGAAATCGAATATATCTGTAGAGATTTAGATGCAGATACTGGTGGATGGTACGGTAAAAGAGGTTTAGAAAAAGAAGCAGCAAGAGCTATCGAGTTCGTGTTCAAAAATAACATATAGGAGAAGATATGGAACTTACATTATTAATAATAGGAATGGTTGTAGCTACAATTATTATAACATGGACATCAATAAAATGAATAGAAAGACACACCCATTTAAAGCGTTTTTACAAGGAATGGCATTTGGCGCATTGCTTATGTTTATACTGTTACTACCAGGTAAGCTTAAAGCAAGTGATGCAAATAATGACATCTATTGTATGGCACAAAACATTTACTTTGAAGCTGGTAATCAACCATTAGCTGGTAAAATTGCAGTAGGTCATGTAGTACTTAATAGATTAGAACATATGAATTATCCAACTTCAATATGTGGAGTTGTATACCAAGCAAAATTAAAACAAAATTGGAAAGGTAACATGGTGCCAATACTACATCAATGCCAATTCAGTTGGTACTGTGATGGAAAATCTGACGACCCAGTAGATAGTCCAACATGGTTAAAATCTCTGCATATTGCAAGAGATGTAATACAAGGAGCTTATCCGGATATTACAGAGGGGTCAACACATTATCATAACGATAGTGTTTATCCTTATTGGGCTGATTCACTGAATGAAACAGTCAATATTAATAATCACATATTCTACAAATAGGAGATAGAACATGAAAATGATAGGAAACAACGTACTTATAACTGAAGTACAAAAAGACAATACATCAGCTGGTGGTATCATACTTACAGATACAGTTGATAAAGCAAGTAAACCAGGACTTGTTCTTGCAGTATCTCTAGGTGCACTTGGTCCATTAATGTCAGGACAAAGAGTATTTTTAGATTGGTCAAAATCAATGCCAGTAAATGTCGATGGAAAGGCTGCTGTTATTATTGATGCAGAACATATCAAAGCAATTATAGAGTAATTAATTATGGTAACGAAAAAAGAAAAGATGGGTGACATAGGCGAAAAGCTTGTGTTTGAGTATTATAATGGTACTCAAAGTACTT